ATTCAGGAGCAATATCCTAGTGTAAATAGATTTGTGACATTAAGTCCTAAAACAGAAATGGCTAGAAGATTTCATTTAAAAAATGGTGCTATTATATTCCGTGAGAATATAGAAACCATTAACTACGAATATACTAAAACAGGTGAATAATATGGCAAAAGAAGTTAAAATGGTTGATACTAGTGAAGAAGTAGAACAAATAGAAAAAAGTGCATTATTAGCTTGTGATTTTATATATGAAACATTATTACCACTACTAGATGAATTTGAAAATGATAATGATGATCCAGAATATATTCCCGGTGTCGCTACTCATGGATTATTTATAGCATTAATACAAGAGTTGGCCGATTTAGGATATACTCAAAGAGACTTAAATAAAGAAATCAAAACTTATATGAATACTTCCGTGGGGGAAGTAGTACACTAAAGTACTACATATTTAAGAAACAAAAGTACTCATTTTGCCCCCTGAGGGGCTTCAAAATCGCTAGAATATTCAGGAATAGACTCTGATACACTTCTAGCGATTTTTGCCAATATTTGACAATAAATGGATATCCGTGTATAATTCATCTATGAACTCAAAAATCGTCCGCAAACGCAGAACAGATAGAAATCAAGTGATTTACTTTATCCAAGATACTGTAACACTTGAGTACTACATCGGCTTGACTGCATTGTCATTCAAAGGCAATGTATTTTTGACACTACGCCGTCGTATGCAAAAACATATGCAACGGGCTATGACCGAGAATAAAAACTGGGGTCTGAGTCGTGCTTTGCGTGAGCGTGGTGCTGAACGTTTTATATTTGGAAAGTTGGAAGTGATTCGTGGTAAGCGTCCTGCTCACGCACGTGAGACAGAATTGATTAACACATTACAACCCGCACTTAACACATTTGGAGTAAAATAATGAACGAAAGAATTAAAGAACTTGCTGAACAAGCCGGTTACTCAAAAGAATTTTTAGCAATTGGATTGCCAAACAATATGGAAAAGTTTGCCGAATTGATTGTTAAGGAATGTATGACTGTTTTAGATCCGGGTGGTCATCAATTGATAGCACGGTTCCACACAAGACAATGGTTGTCAGAACATTTTGGAGTAAAATGAAATTAAATGATATCTTACAATGGGTTGGGGCAGTATTCATTATTGTTGGCCATATCTGTAATGCAATTGGACCTGATGCACATCCCTACAACATTTTGGCATTTACATTGGGTACAATTATGTTTTTGACTTGGACAATACGGGTAAAGAATAATCCCCAATTGGTAGTCAACGTTGTTGCGATTGTTACTTGTTTAATAGGATTAGTTAATGCTTGGAGATAAAATGAACAAATTAATCAAAGATGGAAAAGTGGCTGTATTGTACAGTCCAGGATTTGGTGCAGGGTGGTTCACTTGGAATCCTACAATGCCTGAACTTATTTTTGAACCTGCTATAGCACAATTTGTCTTAGACGAACAGTTTGACGAACTACAAACTTATGTGGCATTGAAGTATCCCGAAATATACGATGGTGGTATGATGGACTTAGAAGTTGCTTGGGTACCTGAAGGCACTGAGTTTAAAATCAATGAGTATGATGGAGCCGAATCAGTTGAAACAAAAGATGAAATAGGTTGGTTAGTAGCGTGAAATATATTACCAATAAGTACAAGTCAGTCATTCTTCCATACGAGGAAGGTATGTTAGAATGGCTACACGAAACCTATCCACATAGCTGTTATTATATTGTAGAGGTATAATATTTCTGTCACATTTATTGATATAAATATCAATATGGACTTTTGGGATATTTTACACTTGCACAAACAAAAAATATTTGCTATACTAGCTATAGTGATTGGATTGTATTGGTTGCACGTTCCTGAAGATGAACCAGTTCAACCAATCATCACTCTTAAATATAGGTGTGAATTAATTGTAAAAAATTTACACGATTTTCCAAAAAATGTTAGTGACAGTTGTGAAACCTTTTTGAAAGACAAAGATGAAATTGAATAAAGTAAATGAAGCATTGGATCACAAAATTACCAGTGGATCTGAATATCAATGGAACTGCTATCCCGATGGTAGATACTTAGATTACGAAAGTGATTTTGCACACGTATCTGTATTGTATAGCACAACCGATCAAACTGTATACCAAGCTGAAGTTTCTGTTAAACGTGAAGCTTGGGATGAAGATAAGAAACCATATCGTTGGTTAAATCCTGATTACGTAGATGCGTTCTATAAAGAATCAAAAAAACGTAAAGTAGATACTGACATTGCTTGGGACGATGTTAAGTGGATTGATTTAGAAATGGAAGAAGATTTCCTAGAAAAGGCTACGGCTATATTCAACGGAGAAGAATGTGATACCCGTGTTCAGTTCCCTATTGATATCGATGATGAACTAATATTAAAACTTTCTATGGAAGCACATAAACGTGATATCACACTAAATAAGATGATAGAGATTATCTTACAAGAGGTAATCGATAGTCACCGTGTCAACGGAACACTAACCTGACACGTTATATAAGTGTAACAGGAGATCGTTATGAAAAAAATTCTAGTAGCATTATCACTCTTAGCCTTAACTAGTACAGCAATGGCACAACACTATCATGGACATGGCTTTCGTCATCATAATTATCACGGTCCACGTGTAATTTACCGTGACAACTGGATCGCTCCTGCAGTGGGCGCATTGATTATCGGTGCGGCAATTAACGAAGCACACAATCGTCACGTTCAGTCGCAGGTGATTATACAAAATCAACCTACACCATTAGGTCAAGTTTGCACACCCTGGACTGAAACACAAAACTCAGATGGCACAATTACTCGCACACGAACCTGTAATCAGTGACCGAACTAGTTGCTATTTTATCGTTCATAGTGTATAATATATTATGAACGATATTTTTTATGGTATTTTTTCTTGGATAAAAGATGATTTTAAGTCTAACAGAATTCGCTTTGTTATTGAGTTGCTTGCTTGGGCTATCAGTATTGGTTGTTCAATTGTCATGGCCCTTACCGTACCCACTCCTCCGTTACTTACTCTTTACCCTATCTGGATCCTTGGCTGTGCTATGTATGCTTGGGCTAGTTGGACTAGGAAATCTTTTGGCATGCTGGCTAACTACATCTTGCTGACCACGATAGATAGTGTAGGCTTGATAAGGATGGTTATATGAAAGAAACACAATGGGTATTAGTTGAAACAGTAAGTACATTCCGTCAACGTTACATGGTTGAAGTTCCTATCGGTACTGATAACTACAACAAAGATAAAGTTGAATGGGCTTTAGATACAGTTACTATGGAAGAGGCAAAAGAATTTAGCCAAGAACATATTGGTGAACTGATTGTTAGCCATCGTGTTGTTACTAAGGAAGAAGCACTATCTTTATGTGATAAGGATAATGACTACACTAAATCTTGGAATGAAGAACAAAAAATAAATACTTTTTTTACACTTTGGAAAGAAGAAGATGCTGTCTAAAATAGAAAAATATAAAAAATACTTTGTCCTAGATGGTAGAGCTACTCGTAGTGAATACTGGGGAATCAGTCTTATTTGCTATGTACTTGCATTACCTGCATTATTTTTTGCAGGTATATTAGGTGGACTAGCAATAGTATGGACATTATTATCTACTACCGCAAGACGTTGCCGAGACGCTGGAATCAATCCATGGTTTTCTGCAACAATTTTAATTCCATGGATCGCAGTAATTGCAGTTATAGTATTTGGTTGTTTAAAAACGGAAAAAGAAAATGAACATCAGTAATGATTGGGTTGACAAAGATTGGGACAAGTTTAGTGAATGGCTTACTGGTATGCTACATATTGGACCTGCCACTGTCACATTCACAAAAGCAGATGGTACTGACCGTGTGATGAAATGCACACTAGAAGAATCTAAACTTCCTAAAGTTGAAATCAAAGAGGGCGCAAAAACTCGCAAAGAATCAACTACTAGTATGCGTGTGTTTGATTTAGAAAAAAATGAGTGGCGTAGCTTCACTCTTAAAAAAGTAAAGCAAGTAAATATTTCAATACCATGAACGATTTTGAGCAAGGTAATATTCACTACATGGCTAAAGAGTATTATGAAGCCAGTGAATGTTACAGAAGATTTTTAGAACAAGAGCCGAGTAATTACGTTGTATGGCATAATCTTGGAATTGCACTTTGTCAATTGGGGCGTGATGAAGAAGCATTATTCACATTTGCACATACATTTGCATTAGATCCTAAACATCCGACTGCATATAGCAATTATGGAAATACATTACGTGAGTTTGGTTTTCCTGATATTGCTGTGCATTTCTTAAAAATAGCACAAGAGTTAAAACCGAATGATGTTAACTATGAATTAAACGAATCAGTATGTCATTTGATGAACAGTAATTTAGTTGAAGGATGGAAAAAATACAATGCAAGATGGTATTATCAAAGTGATGTTAGTTTTAAGCCTAGTATTCTTGGTCCTGAGTATGACGGCTCCCAAGACATTGTTGGTAAAAGAGTCCTCGTATATTATGAACAAGGATTCGGAGACAGCATACAGTTCGTTCGATTTGCAAAGGTACTAAAAGATAAAGGTGCTGATGTTATTCTAGTAACAAAGCCACAGCTTTATGATTTGTTTAAGTACAACTTCCCTGAGTTTGAAGTATTAAATTCTGACGCACAATTACCACCATATCATTATCATGTAGCATTGATGGATCTTCCTAAATGCTTTGGTACAACTATTGACACTATTCCTTATACTACTCCCTACTTAGATGTAGATGAAGGAATGAAACAATCTTGGAAAATAAAATTAGGACCCAAGACAAAGAAACGTATTGGTATACTATGGAGTCCAAATAAGATTGCATTCATATCACGTTTCCGTAGAATCGAATTAGAACAATTACTATCCATTGCAAGTGATGAATATGAATTTGTAAGTCTGTCATATGAAGTAGATGAACAGATATTGGAGTTGTTATCAAAATACAATGTTAAAACTTTCCATGAAGACTTATCCGGATTCTATAACACTGCAGGATTGATTAGCCAACTTGACTTAGTTGTCAGTATTGATACAGTCATCCCGCACTTGAGCGGAGCAATGGGAGTTCCCACTTGGGTCATGTTAACCGATTATGGTTGTGATTGGCGATGGTTTATGAACCGTAATGATAGCCCATTCTATAACTGTATGAGGTTGTTTAGACAAACAAACGGTACATGGGATACTGTACTTGAATCCATCAAGCATGAACTAAAACATCTGGATTGACAATAAATAGTATTTCTGCTATAATACTTGTATTATGAAAAAAGAACTACTATCATTCACCGTTAAAGAGCCCAAACATCGGGCCCACAAAGTGTTGTTTTGTAGCAACACTCCCTTCAAACCTAAGGTTGTACAATCTGAAAAGGGTAAGTACATCCGCAAATCCAAGCATCCTAATCGCACCGAAATTTGACAATAAATCGTTTTGGTGTTACAATACTTATATTGAAACTTAGAAAGGAAAATC